AACAGTATCCTTGAGGGCTGGCACATCGAGCATACGTGCGCCGGTTTCCCGTTGAGGCTGCTCAAGGTTCCGTTCGGTTGATGGCACGTAGCTCTTAGTTTTCTCGCTAGCCTTGTTGATGAAATCAACCGTGGCAGCGTTACGTTCGCTACGATCTTTGTCGGCCATGAACCTCTCCTATGTTACCAGTGTGGTAACTTAGCCCAACCAGTTAGTAAGCCGTGGACTTGCCCGGTCGAGCAGGCACACTGCCACGGTTGGACATCATCGGATGCGAGCCGCCCGAGGCAAACTTGCCGCCGTCGCCCGAGCGCGCCACGACAGTCGTGTTGGGCGTCTGGGGTCCAGCCGAAGCCGTGGACTGCGGGTTGAACGCACCCGGCCCGCCGCCCTTGGCGAACTTGTCGGTGCCGCCTGCGCTCTCGCGCGACGCGACCGCTGCGTTGGGCTTGGCGTGGTTCGCCGCCGCCGTGGTCTGCGGGTTGAAGCTGCCGGGGCTTCCGCCTGCAGCGAACTTCGGAGCCGACTTCGAAACGACTTTCGCCATGGTTATCTCCTATCCGACGCCGCCTGCGATGATACCCGGACGGCGCGCCTGCAGGTTGGTGCGCGGCCCCATGTCGTTGTTCGCACCCGGCTTCTGCCCACCTTGAGCTTGACCGGCCTGCGTTGCAAGGGACGGCTTACCCTGAGGACCGCCCTGAGGTCCACCCGGCCCGCCACCGGGAGGGCCGCCACCGGGTGGCCCACCGCCGGGACCACCGGGGCCGCCACCCTGATCCTGCGGCCCGCCGGGGCCGCCAGCGCCGGGTGGCATATTGGCCTGCGCCGCCTTGGCTGCCTGCTCGGTTTTCTGCTGCTGGGCGATCTGCTCGTCGGTCGGCACGATCTCGCCGGGGAGGCCGAGACCTTCCGACACCGCGCGCAGCACCTTGGCGCGGCCCTTGACCCCCATGATGCCGCTGTCCATCGGGTTCGCCGTGATCTGCAGGAACTCCAGTTGACGGCTGCGCTGGGTCTCGCGCTGGACGGCGACGGCGACGCCCTTGACCACAACCTTTTCCTCACCCGTCAACAGTCCCGTCTCGTCGGTGAGCAAAATCATATCGACGACAGCGGTGAGCGCCGGATCCATCACCTCGCGGTCGATGTTGGCGGCAACGGTCTGAAGGATCTTGGACGCGTTGCCCATCAGCATCGCCAGCCCCGACGCGGTGCGACCGGCACCGCCGCCCGGAGAATTACCCTGCAAGTACCTCGGGATGGCGCTCTGATCATCCGCCATGCCCCCCAAGGCTGTGTAAACCGCGAGCAACTCTTGGGCGTTCGACTGGGGCTGGAAGAAGTCCACAGGCTTCTGCGTCGAATTGGAGTTCGTCGGGTCCTCGGTGACGTGCCACCGCTTCCAAGGGAACATGTCCTCGCCCGTCTCGCCTCCAGCGAGCCGATCATCGTTGACGACCACTTGCGGCCCCGATGCAATGCTGAGGTTGTTCATCAGGGCGCGCAGGGTGCCGTTCGAAGTCTCCTGTATGTCGTTGAGGATGTCGGGGAGCGCATTGCCGACGGGCGTGCCGGGGACCTTCTCGAAAGAGGTCAGATAGTAGGGTGGCCGACGGCGTGGGCTTGGGCTCAACTGCACCTTGATCAGGTGAGGACCGATCATCCAAGCCTCGACCGCGTAGTCGCGCATGTCGTCGGGGATCTGCAGTTCAGTAAATCCGAGGTTCTTTAACAGGATACCTTGCACGTTGCCGGTGTACTTGTAGCTCGTGATCATCAACGAGCGGTTCCAAAGAGGATTTTCACGGCTCTCCAGAGACGCTCGCGGGCTATCAGTGCGGTCCCAAGTATCCACAAACCCCGATGGGCCGTAATCCTGTAGCACCTTGCGAATAGCGTCATGGTTATAACCGGGCAGATCGAGCAGATCGTTAAGCTCCGCTCGCATGAACCGCTCGCGCTCGATGAAAGCTGCGTTGGCCGCGTCGCTCACACCGGGCGTGAACCAAATATCGAAAGGCGACACCCGCGCCCACATGAGCCGTGGGATCATCTTCTGGATGGGCTGCTGGTCCTGCCACTCGACCTCGGTGACGATCTTCACCACCGGCCCCTTGATGCACGCGAACGGGAACAGGGGAATGTCGGTTAGAAACTCCGCAAGGGCATCGTAGAAGCCACCCTCCCTCAGGAGCGTCTCGATCTTGTTCTCGGCTATCTGCGCCTGCTCGCCGCCCTTCACCGTGGCGGCGTCGCGCGCCGCGAGCATCAGTTGCCGCGTGCGATCACGAATGTCCTCGGGCCTGAGCGCCTGTATCGGCTCGCCGTCGGGACCGGGCTGGCCGACGTGCGCCATGACGTTCATGACCTCGACGTGGATCTTGTCCACGATGGTCTTGAGCAACTCGGGCGGGATGGTGGGCTCGGCGGGCGGCTGCAGGCCCCAAGGCCGGTCAGCACCGAGGTACACATCGCGCAGCAATGACGACGCACCCCTGCACTTCATCGCGATCACGCGAGCGTAGACCTCTGACCCGCCGAACTTACGGATTTCAGCCAGCTTCGAAGGCTCGTACTGGCCGTTGAAGGCGCGCAGCGCCGTGAGCAGCCGCTCGGTCCAGCCGTAGCTGCTGTCCCGGTGGATGCGCATGATCTCCCACTGCTGCCGGATGTAGCCGGTGAGACCCGTCTCGACGGCGCTCGTAATCTGCGACGACTGAGCGGCGGCGTAGGCCGCATCCTGCTCCTCGCGCTGCTGCTGGATCTGTGCGTTGCTTTGGAAGTTAAACCCGGCACGCTGAGGAAATCCGGGCGGCACGCCGCCGGGTGACCCCGGCCCAGCGGGAGCTAAGTTCACAGCGGGCATCAGATCACGACCAACATTAGGTGCGCCTCGACGTGCAACGGTGCCGTGGAGTAAGCTGCAGCCTAACCGTAACTATCGGGAAACACAATGGCTGCGCCGATCAACCCGGTCGCCACACTAGGTCTCGACGAAGCGAAGCTCCAGCGACTAGCGACCGAACTCGCACGCGAGATGTACGAGCCCGCCGACATCCTCAGGATGTTCGCGCTCAGCATCGACGACGTAGGCCACCTGCTTGAGAGCAGCCCGACGTTCCAGCAGATGTATCGCGAGGCGTACCAGCTTTGGCACTCCTCGGGGGGCATCCGTGATCGCATCGAGGCGAAGGCGCTTATCGTTTACGAGCAGTCGCTGGAGCAGATGGACAAAGACCTCCACGACATGACGCACCCGCTGAGTGCGCGTGTGGACCTCGCCAAGCACGTCGCGATGACGGCGCGCGTCATCCAGAAGGACGGCCAAGGGCAAGTTCAGACCGGCGACAAAGTGGTTCTTAACATCTACTTCAAGGGTCAGCCCCTGCAGATTGCCAAGGACATCACCATCGAGGGCACGCCCAAGTTTGAGCCACCAGATGTGGATACATCACAGGTTACCACGGTGGTAAGTCCGTGACTACACAGACAATCGAGTACGTGCCACCTGACACTCTTGAAAGGTTCATGCTCAGCGAGGCGTTCTTCAGGATCGCCGCTGGACCCGTGGGCTCGGGCAAGACCACTTCATGTATTTTTGAGTTGCTTAGGCGCTCGATGCAACAAGCTCAAGCACCAGACGGATTTAGATACACCCGCTGGGCGATTGTCAGACAGACCCTCCAGCAACTCAAAACGACCGTCCTCAGGGACATCATGCAGTGGCTGCCCAGCATCGCCCAGTGGCGAGTGTCGGAAAGCACAATTTACATACGCATAGGAGATGTCATCTCCGAGTGGATCCTCATTCCCCTTGAGGATCCCGAAGATCAAAGACGTTTGCTCTCGATGAACCTGACCGGCGCGTGGATCTCCGAGGGCATCGAGATCGACGCCGAACTGATCCCTCCTCTGGAAGGCCGCATCGGAAGATTTCCCTACGGCACGTTTGGCGTGCCGACGTGGTATGGCATCATCTGCGACACCAACATGCCGCCCGAGGGCTCGTCATGGCACTCGATCATGAGCAATCCCGGTGGCGACACGCAGGTTTTCATCCAGCCGTCGGGCCTCTCCAAGAACGCCGAGAACCTCGCGTACCTGCTGCAGACCGCCGACACGATTGATTTACCCATCGACCATCCGGCACGCATCGAACAGGGTCGCAAGTACTACGAGCGACTGGCTCGCAATCAAAACGAAGCATGGGTCACGAGGTATGTGCGTGCCGAGTATGGACCTGATCCATCGGGCACAGCGGTGTATAGCTCGACGTTCCGCCCCACTTTTCACGTGGTGGACAATCTTGAGCCGACGCCCGGAGGGCTGCTCCTGATCGGCCAAGACTTCGGTCGCGACCCCTGCTCGGTGATCACCCAGATGGATTATCAGGGCCGACTGCTGGTACTCGACGAGGTGCCCGCCGACGACATTGGGCTCGATCTTCATTGCCGGATGTTCCTCAAGCCCAAAATGATGGATCTGCGCTACCTCGGCAGGCCGGTCGCAGTGATCGGAGACCCGTCGGGCGTGGCAAAAAACAACATCTACGAGGTTACCAGTTTCGACACGCTCAAGCAGTACGGCTTTGTGGCTTACCCCGCACCGACCAACGATCTCGACCCACGGATCCGCGCACTGGAGAGCTTTTTTCTTGGGTCCATAGGCGCAGGCCCCGCGATCATGATTGATCGCTCACGCTGCCCGAGAGTGCTGGCGGCGCTCAACGGCGGCTACCGTTTTGAAAAGGACAAGCGCGGCGAAGCCAAGCCGACGCCTCAAAAGAACAACCACTCCCACATTGCCGAGGCACTCCAGTATGCGTGCCTCGTCGCGGGGTCAGGTGCCATCGCCCACATCGGTCGCCGCTTCAACCGCCCCCAGCGCAAGCCTGCGCCGAGCGCGGCAGGCTGGACATGATCAAGCCGGGGGCTCCAGCCTGTCGATAAAATCCAAGATCACCTGCTCGTCGAGGCAGAGCCACGCCGGATCGTGAAACACGTGGTAGGCGAAGGCTGCCTTGGCATGGTCAAGGTCGCGCGCCTGCTCGCAGCACACCGGCCACAGGATCTCCATGTCGATGCGGCGCTGGCGCGCACGCCACCAGCCGACGATGTTGGCGAAGATGCTCCTGATCACCTGCGCTTGCCCGCCAAGATCTCGCTCACCCGGCCAGCGTTGAGGTTCAGCTTGTCGGCAATGTGCTGGTTGGTGATGCGCCGGTCGCGATGGTACATCCTGATGACCTGAACACGGACCCGAGGCGTCACCGGCTGGGCGGCCACGTCGCCCCTTTTCACAGGTTTGCGATTACGTAACTCGCTCCTGAGGATGCGCAGCCACCTCAGGATCTCGGCGCGCGTCATGCCGTGGTCGATCTGGTCGATCAGCGTGTTGATGAAGTCGCGCTGCTTACTTTTTGTCGTTGGGCGTATCATTTACGGGCACGTGGGGGTTATGTTCCTCGTGCAATAGATCATGCTTGGCGGTTTCGAGCAACCCCAACGTCTCGATGCGGTTGATGTCGCCGGATTGGTACAGCGCGAACGACCGATCAGGTCGGACGGCGATGCACACCATGCCGCAGATGCCTTCGCTCTCGATGTCCTCGACGAGGTGCTTGGCGACTTCCAGCAGGCGGTCCTTGAACTCCTGCTGGACGGTCGGCTTGCCGATGACTTTAAGCTCGGCGGTCATTACCGGGCCACCTATCTCGGCCACATCGCCGTAACCAGAATATACACCGCGACGATGACCAGCCCCGTGCCCAGTGCCGAGACCAGCTTGGTCGGCATCAGCGCCCCGTGTCGGCTCCGTCGCGCTCGTCAAATGCGACCTGCAACTGGCCGAAGGCGAACAGCGGCCAAGTTTGGCGCAGGGCATCTTCGTAGGCGAACGTGCGGCCCTTGGACGGATCGAAGTTCTCGGGGCTGAGCGGCGCGCTCTTGCCCAAAAGCAGGAACCCGTTCTTCATCAGCACCATGCACACGGTGAAGATCGCCAGCTTGGGCGGGTAGGGTGCTGCCTTGTCGATGTGGTCGGTCCAGTTGGCCGCGTTCGCCAGAGTTTCCCCGTCGATGTAGTAGACCTTGGCGATCTGCGACTTGATGTAATCGAGACTGATGCGCGGCGCAGTGGCACCGGCAGCGCCCACCTTGTCGGTGGCTTCCAGCGAGGGCGTGTCGGCGTGCTTGGTGGTCATGTCGTTCTCCTCCTGCCATTTCTCGATCACGTGCCCGCACTCGGGGCAGTAGATATACGCACCGTAACCACCGCCCGCGAGGCCGAACCCCACCTCGGGCTCGACCTCTGGATGGGCAGGGCAATGATCAGCCATCGGGGAGAAATCACGCAACCACGATCTGGTTGGATGCCACGGCAGGGGACGAGCCCGCGCCGTTGGTTGCCACCATGTTGCACACAGCAGCCTTGCCCACGTCGCCCGCGACGACGGTGTAGCTGGGCGAGTTGGTGCCCACCACGATGCCCGCGACGCGCCACTGGTAGACGCGTGCGGTAGGGGTGTTCATCCAGTTGCCCAAGGTGCAGTTCAGCGTCGATCCAGCGCCCGCTCCTGTCTGGGAGACGAACGGCAGATCGACCACCACGGGCGGATCGACGGGAGGAATGTCCGCGTCGATAAGCACCACCATCTCGTCCTGCAGATAGGCAGGCGTGCGCGTCAGGATGTAGAGGCGCGACGCGTGGACCGCCGCAGGCTTGAGCTTGGCGTAGAGATCCTGCGCCTCCTCTACCTGCGTCGTCATCAGGGCACCGTCGTGGCGGCGATCTTGGCGATCATCGCGTCCTGAAACGTCGCGGGCGAGCGACTGAGGATGTACTGCACGAAGCCCGCCATGGCCTGCGGCAGCAGGTAGGCGAACAGCGCCGTGGCGGCGGCTGCGTCGGCGGTGCCGAGCGCGGGCTGGCCTTGGGTCGGCGGCACCGGCCATGCGCCAGCGGCGGCCTGCGGCTCGATCACGGGATCGCCAGTGGTCGTCGGGTAGGGCTGGCCGGTCGCCGGATCGACGGCTGGCGTCGGCGCGGGGTATGCGGATGCTGGATCACTCATGGTCGGTCTCCTTGCTTGCTTTCCCTCGGGGTAATTCCCTCGGGCTTGGAGTTCAGCGATACGCAGCCTATCGGAACGCTCGCCCCTGCGCATCCGATTTGTGGACTTAATGAACACCATTGACCTGACCCTTGTTGGGACCGCGCACCCGCGATTTGGTGTTGACGACGAGGATGCCCTTGTCGGCAAGCACCTTGCGCAGGAGGCTGCCGTGGAACTCGAAAGCGCGACCTATCGCTTCGCTCGTCGCTACCGGGTGCGCTGCACCCTCCCGCTCCTCGACGATGACGGGGAACGTCTTGAACACCCAGTCATCCCACTTGGTGTCGAAGCTCGGCATGTTGGCAAGACGCACCGTGGGTACGAGCCCCTTGGCGCAACGTGCAAACTGTCCTCGCAGGTAAGCCGCGTGCAGCGACATGCTCTTGACGGCACCGACGTAGGCGCGCTTGGTTGGCCTATGCAACAGGAAATATATCCCCGGCGAGTTAAGTAACCCCGTGGGGCAGATCTTGTAGATCCCCTCGATGGCGCTGCGCACGTCGGGGTTCTGGAGGGTCGTGTCTGGGCTGGGCATGGTGCATAGTTAGTGTGGTTAAGTAGACATGTCAAGGGGGGTGTTTGTGGTTATGTAACTTAGTGATCGCATGGAGGGATAGGCTGGGAGTGTTATGTAACCATAGGCTATTTTTGGGAACCCATATTTCTCGATTGGTAGAGCGCGGGCGTGGGGGGCCGGGGGGCTGTCCAGTTGGGGGGTGGGGGGGCCTATGTAACTAGTGTGGTAACACGTTTTGCGAGGGACAGAACGTAACATGGTACAAACGGAAAGGTGGTTAGGTAGAACGGGGATAAGCGGTCAGAGACGGGTTCAAACCGGAGCGTAGGCACCCACGTGGATATGGGTAGCGCGAGACGGGGAGGACCGGGCGGAAAGGCCCACGTTTCAAAGTCGCTACGTCTAGGGGATAGAAATCCCCGCCGTGAACGCCTAGCAGTCTTTCCCCCCCGCGCCCTAGGCTTGGCGAGGGGAGGCCCCAGCGGAGATCGAAAGTCTCCCGGTGTTCTAGCACGCTAGATCGTAGGGAATACCACGAGCTAGACGAGGCGGGCTCCCTCAGACGGGAGCTAGAAAATCAACGCCATAACTAACGGAAGCTGGTCGCGTGCACTCGCTCTGATGCTGATGAGGCAGACAGGCGAGAGGGACAGGGACATACAAGGTGCGAGCGTTAAGTTTCGCCGCGCCGTCCCTGTATGCTCATAGCCTACACGTTTTGCGTAGGCTATCAGCATACATTACCAGTGAGGTAACCCCTATGGCATCACGTGAAGGCGTTATGAACCGCAAGGTGCGCGAGGTACGCGCACGCGAGTTCAAGAGGTTGGTGAGCGAGAGAGATTTCTTGCCGCCCACGAAGTACGTTGAGAAGGCAATGCCGCGCGCAGTCGTTCTCAAGCAGTACGAATACGTTCAACGCGCGCAAGCTCTGCGTGCGATTGCGCGTGGAAGCTGGTAGTATTTAACCCGTTACCTAGATGGTAACAGAAAGCGAGAGAGAAGATGGACACGAGCAACCTGATGAACACGACGAGCCTGACCGAGCAGAACAACGGCGACAACCAGCCCGAGATGACGCCCGAGCAGGCCGAGGCGCAGGCGATGAAATTCGCTCGCGAGTGCGGCAAGGCCGTTGCCAAGGGCGACATGTCCTTGACCACGTTCGTCGAGAAGATCCTGCCGTTCGCACGCGTGGATCGCCAGTGGATCAAGGCGGATCAATCCAAGGATCTCTGGATCGAGAACACGACCGCGCGCAACAGCACCCTGAGCGACGCGTTCCTCGACAAGGTTAACCCCGAGGGTAACAGCAAGGCTGCCAACGGCAGCAAGCTGCGGCAGCCGCTCAAGCTGGCGAACACGGTGGACTACACCGAGGAATTGCTGAGCGACACGCTGGCCGAGATCGCGCGCTTGCGCAAGGCGGGCGAGACCACGAAGTCGCCCTACCCCGCGTTCGTTGACGTGTGCCGCGTCCAACTCAAGCGCCACGAGAACCGCCTCTCGATCAGCGAGATCTCGCAGATCGTCTGCCCGACGCAGAAGGTCTCGACGGAACTGTCGAAGCTGGAAGCCGCGCAGAAGGCGCTCAAGGCCGCGATCAAAATCCGCGAGGACGCGAACGAGCCGGTGTGCACGGCCACGGTCAAGGCCGAGGCGCTGGTCGCTGACCAGATCGCGGTGCTGAAGCAGGTCGCGCTTCAGGTCAAGGCG